CACCTGGAATCCTCTAGGTGTCGCCCTGCTCTACCCCGCGATTACTCTGTCGGTTCGGCGGCCTACCAAGGCTTCCCGGATCTACAGGATCGTCGCGAAACTGTTCCTCCCTACTGCCGACGTCACTTCGCCGTCAACGGCTTCGGGCATTCAGCCCGCGCCGTCGATTGCGTACGTCTTAGCAGTTGTCATGGAGTTCATGGTGCCGGAAAGGTCTTCGATTGCTGAACGGGCTCGCCTGTTCAGCTATGCGCGGTCCCTTTTCGCTACCACCATCCAAGCGTCCGACGCTGCGCCGACCGATTCTACCGGGTCGCCGCTCGTGGCCGCTGTAAACAGCTTCGAGCAGCCGTTCTAATCGAACGGTTTTGATAACCTAAGGGTTTTCCTTAGATCTTCTGGACTATGTTAGTCCAGTGCTCGATTGTCATATACCTTTGAAAGGATAGACGAATGAAAACGAAGCCTGCAACTTTTCATGTAACGTACGACCAACTTAAGGAGTTCCTTCGGGAATTCCCGGCTGGCAGTAGTTGTTTCACGTTGGTTGTGGAGCCTCGTCGACAGCGTCGTACCCTAGATTTGGGGATGACATCCACTCTCATGGAAAAGGAGATACACTCTGCCCTGAAAAACCGGGGTGGGAATGCGCTCCTTCGCTTACGAGAGTTGGCGCTACTCGAGAAACTGAACGCGTGTGTAATGATTGCGGAGGTTAAACCCCTCTTCAAGACAATAGCGCGTTCTGAAACACGAGTGGCGGAAGCCTACCTCGATCGTGGTGAATTCAAGGGTGAGAACCCTAACCACCTCGAGGAATCTGTCCTGGAGTTGTCGAACGGCGCGGATTGCAGGTGTTATATTTGTTTATCCTGCGAGCGCGCCTTAGATCGCTCCAATCGGATGTCCGTTCAACGCCCCCGCCAACTTCAATCAGAGTTGAAAGACTCTGGTTTGGTTGGCATCCCGAGTAAATCGGGGGGAGGCGAGAATGGATAAGGCCTTAGCTGTTGATGGTACACGTGGGAAAACGGTTTTTGATACAGAACTCCGTTACTTGCGTATGGTAGGTGCTCTCATTGTGTCCGCAGAGTTTTATTGTCTGCAGCATGATGATAAAGAGCGCCTGTTCATGCGTGTCATGGAGAGAGCTGTATCACGAGCCTTCCCTAAAAGTTTAGGGGTTCGATTCCGCATCATAAACGTTACACTCTTCATAGAAATGGAGAATGGACGTCTGGTGAGGTTCGAATAACAACCATGTGGAACTCCAGGAGGTTTCATGTCTTTTAAGAAGCATGATAGAGAAGCGTTGAACGCCTCTCGCAGTTTTCGAGTGGCACCGGAGGTTTCCTCCGGCATGATATCGAAGTACCTTGAGGCCCTTGATTGTCCGCGTGCGTTGACGGTTGACTTGCTCTTTAGAAATAAGGAGCATGATCAGCTTGCCAAACTCGCCTTCAATCCGCTCGACTACGAGAAAGTAGAAGAGCTCAGGGGTGCTTACGCCGCGACTAAGTTCCTTTCGAAGTTCAAGGATTTTGAAAACCTTGGCTACGATTTGGATACCGTTGCGAATGAGAAGTTCGAGAAATTCGAGCTTCTCTGTAAGCATACGAACAACCGCTTTCGTGCTTTGGAACTTGATCCTAAGTTTCGGGGTCAAGTCGTCCGTCTGCATCAAGCAGTCGGGCGGAAAATCCATCGCATTTTGGGCGGTTTTAATCTCGAGGAGTTCGTCGATTCTGCCTATTGGGGTCCTGGCGCAACGACTTTGCAAAAAGCACGTGACGCTAGCGCTACCAACAAGTTCCAGTGCGAAACTGGGATAACTCGTGATCTGTACTCTTTGTTTCCCTCTGATCTTCTCCGCCAGTTTTACCCGGCGTGGATTGATCACATTTCTGGGGTCGGTTTTCCCGACTTCCAGACTGGAAATAAAGTTATCACCGTGCCAAAAGATGCTACCGAAAATCGAACCATCGCCATTGAGCCAGGGATAAACCTCTGGTTTCAGTTGTCGATTGGTGAGATGATTAAGCGGCGTCTACTTCGGCGTGGGGTCGACCTACGCTATCAGATGGACCACCCGAAAGGTGGTAAGACAAATCAACAGTTGGCGCACCAGGCGTCGAGAGACTGCCTGAATGCGACCATTGATTTCTCCTCTGCTAGCGATAGTATCTCCACAGGTGTCATCCGGGAATTGTTTCTTAACGTGGCCTTACCAGGTCACGAGGAAGCTGTTCTTCCGACATGGCATTCTGTGATGGATAGTTGTCGATCACATTACGGCCTTCAAGGTGGATCTCTGCGGAAGTGGGAGAAGTTCTCCAGTATGGGGAACGGCTTTACTTTTCCGCTAGAGTCGCTCATCTTCTATTCAGTTGCTTCTTGCTGTGTAGAAGACGTACATCGCTTGACCGGCCATAAGCCGGAAGGTGATGTGAGCGTTTACGGGGACGATGTTATCTTCCCTGTAAGTTGCCTTGAGACTTTTTCCCTGATGTGTGACTTCTATGGGTTCACGATGAACATGAAGAAAAGTCATTTCTCTTCACAGTTTCGTGAGTCATGTGGTGGTCATTTCTACAGGGGAGCTGACGTCAAACCAGTGTATCTTAAAGAGCACCTTTCTGACGTTCTGTCTGTCTATAAGTTCGCGAACAACGTCCGTCGATTAGCTCACCGCAGCTATTTTAAATATGGCTGTGATGGGCGTCTTAGGTCTTTGTTCGATTCCCTTATTTCTCTTGTTCCTAAGGCATTACGCTTTAGGATTCCGGAGGGGTTCGGGGATGGCGGATTCATCTCTAACTGGGATGAGTCCGTCCCCGCAAGTGCTCGAACCATTTGGTCTAAGAGGCGACGTGAAGAAATTTACGTCGGTCTCGAAGGCTGGTGGGTCAGGCATTTGACAGTCACGGGTAAAACTCGTGAGTCAGAAGGCGTCGGTCTATTATTAGATCGACTGTGGTCGGCGTCAATTCAAGAGAGACGGAATACTGTCCCTCTAAAGGGCCGTACCAGGCAACGCATTTCGCGGAGCTTGGTTCAGCGGTG